ACTTTATGACCCCAGCCTATTGTGCGAAATCCTTCGGTGTCTATGTAAACGTGATCTCTAAAGCCTTCGGATAATTTTACGGAACCAGCTAACTCGTCGTATGTCATTAACAAGTGCTATAATCTATGACTAATTTAAAAGTCCCTGTTTGACCATCATTACCTGTCACAGTTATTTTAATATCAGTTTCATCAAAAAAATTTGTTGTAACTTTTTTAAAATCAAAGTCATCACCTTTGTTAACAGTGTAAGTGTGATTATAGTCATCACAGTTTGTTTTTATTTTTACGTCGTAGCTGCCATCGGGTGTGTCATCTACAAGAGTTGCAGATCCTTTTACAGATACTCCTCCAGTGTATGCACTTTTCTCCCAAGTATCACCTATGTTACCCTTAGCTGTATAGTCACCGCTTTTACCTACGATGTGTTCTTCGTGTGAATGTTTTTCCATAATATTCTCCTTTTTATTTAGTTAAACCCTTTGCCTTTTCGAAGGTGCGGAGGCCAGATACGCCGAGCATTGAAGTGACAATTGCTAGAAGAGGCCCAGTTTCTATGGCAGGTGGAACAATATCCATACCTGAAAATTTTGCATACCAATCAATACAGGGAGATAGAATAAAGGCGAAGAATAGCGCCAGGGCTCCGCACCAGCCAATCGCTGGTCGCCACCCAGCAACGAATACGCTGCGATGGGTGGCTTCCTTTGCATTAACATCTAATTGCTTTTCCGCAAGCTTTTGTTGAATGCGTTGCATGATAATTTTTTTATCTAATTTCTCTTCTTCTGATGTATGAATTGAATCTATAACGGAAGCAACTTGTTTTAAAGCGCCGTCTTTACCGCCTAGTAAACCAGATAACAATCCAAATGCCATTTAAATAGCTCCTATAATTAGAATTACGATTAAAGCTACAATAGCCGCCTTAATCCAATCCTTCATCTTCCAGTCCGACCATTCTTTCAAATGTGACCATAGATCTTTTAGTAAGTTCATAGAACCTCCTTTGTTAAAATGGGAATTATACTATTTTACGCCTTTAAATGCTACTTTTTTAATCTGCATTTTACTTGTTTGCCCTTGAGGTCCTGATCCTTTATTTTGTTTTACAACAAAAGGGGAGAAAACCTGCTCTGCAGTGCCTGCAACTTTTCTATTAGGAAAAGGATTTTTCTGAGGAGCAATAGTCATTTTTGCATTTTTAAATTTCATGTTATCCTCTCTTTTTAGATTTAGCCATGCCACCTTTTTTCATAAAACCCATTTTGTTACGAACGGGTGTAGGTAGCTTTTTAAGCCCTTTGTTAGATTTAGGTACTGATTTTAATCTTTTTTTCATCAATGATACGTTACATTATTTTTTTCAATTAAAAAAGATTTATTTATCATATCAAACATTATTTCTGCTTGATCTGCTGGCATTTCCTCATGAAGCAGTATTTTAGAAACATTTATCAAAGAAGTTGCAAATTCAACAGCATCTAATTTTTCAGCATCTATGCGGTCACGAACACTTCTATAGATATCGTAAGCATTGTTTTTAAGATCGTCTTGCGGCATTCATTTTCTCCAAACTTACAGCGGCTCTAAGTTGAGCAATGTCCTCGGTAGAGTCAATTTTTTCATCCTGTAGCTTTTCTTTTTGTTTTACTTTTAGTAGATCTAAAGCCATTTGATTTTCATCTGATGTTTCTTTTCGTCTTATTTCTGCTGCTTGAAGATCTAATTCTTTTTTACGTAATTCAACGAGACTGTCTTCGCCCATGCCTTCCATCATTTTTTGTTCTTCCGCAACCATGTTATTTGTCATCTCAGCAATTTGTTTTGCAATAGCAGCTTCCATCTGCATTTGCATCTGTTGCTGTGCTTGAGGATCTTGTTGCATCTGTTGCATTTGAGGAGCCATTTGTTCCATTACTGCTTGTCTTGCCATTAATGAAATATGTTCAGAAATGTGTGCTTGTAAAATACTCATTACAGGTAAATTACTTTTAACTAACATACTTGACATAAAAGCACGGTGCGCATCAATATGTGCTTGATGATCCTGACCTTCAAATGCTTTCAAAGGCCTACCCAATAAAGAAATAGAATTCTCGAGTCCCGGATCTGTTGGTTGTGGTTGAGGCGGGGGAGGAAGAAGCGCCTCAATATTTTCCACTCCCAATGCAAGATACATACGGCGGTACGCTTCTTGCAAATTATGAGCCTCAGGATTACTCTGGGCCAATTGTAATTGTAACTGTGCCATTGCCACTCTTTGTGACATAGAAAACATATTGGGATCTGACACAGGAACGACATCTATTCTGTCGTCAAAATCTGTTTGTTTAATTGTTTGGTTTCCACCAACAACTTGATAAGGATATTCCCCTGGCAAACTTGTACTGAAAACTCTAGCTAATAATTTAAATTCTATTTTTTGTGCGTAGTGTAATCTCTTATGGATAGCGCTCATAACTTTTGCGCCTTGTTCCATCATTGCTAAAGTTGTACCAACTGGAGCATTTGTATTTGTTTCTGCAATCTTCATGTCAGCTACGGCAGCGAAACGCTTACCCGCATCTACACAAAAACCTAAGAGCTGGAATAATACTTGGTCGGGTCCTTTATAAGGTAAAGGTAATAATCCTTGGCGCAAGTCTCCACCCGGTGCATCCACGTCTCTAAATTCTCCTGGCTGTAAAGGACTGTCGTTATCTTTGATACGTAATCCTCTTGCCTTAAAGCCTGCTGGCAAGTTTGATAATGTTCCCGCATCAATAAGTTGACGGAGCGTGGAAGTAGCCGTTCGTGAGAGGCCCCCCAACATATGGATAAGACCAAAACCGTAAAAGCCAAGACCAGGAAGGAACTTGTAGTGAACGAAATATTGTATTTTTTTCTTAAGAGGGTCATCCTCTTTGTAGTTTCTGTAGATTGATAATACTTTTCCTGAGCCTTCATCGATTGTAACAACGTATGGCAGCTCTATACCTGTTTCTTCCCCAGTTTTCGCGTCTTTATCTTCGAACCCTAGTATGTCTAAATTGCAATGTATTTCATACAAAGTATATGCGTTATCCGCATAATCTGTCTTCTCTACACCCTCTATTCTGTCGTATTTTGCCTGTATTTTACTCTCTTCATCACTCTCTTCCACCTCAATATCCCTATAAAACCCTGAATTCTGCAGTTTTCTAAGCTCATTTCGGTTCATTTTAACAATTTGACCTACTCTTTCCGCTGTTTCTAGGTCTGTTGCCATGTAATTAACAACTAAATCTTCACTTGGAATGAATTTTGACACACATTGTGCCTTACCGCCGTCATAATACACCTTTTTAAAAGCAGATCCTGCTAAAGGTAGGTGAAATAACAACTGATCCATGTCTGGAGTGTAGTCTTCCATGACTGTAGTGATCTGATAATTCATAAAATCTTGTACTCTGTCCGCTTGCGCGATAACTTCTGGTGTTTCCACACCTAAAATAGATGTTTTTACAGGCCCTGCTGGTGGGAGCATTTCTTTAAATGCCTGTGCTTGAAATTGTGTAACTGATTCTGCCAATAATGGGTGTGTTACACCACTAGCGCCCTGAAAAGGCTGTGATCTTTCATCATATTTAAAGCCTAAAAGATCTAATCCTTTAACATATGCATCTTCCCACTCGGACCGTGATTCGCGGTCCATCTTAAAATCACCAACTAAATCAGTAGATATAGAGGTTAAGTCGTCATCTGAGAGAATGTCTGCCAAGTTTTCATAAAAATCTCCTGTTGATCCTGCTTTATTTGGGTCAAAATCAATAGTAGCGCCGCCGTCTTCTTCTTGAATAATATCGATGTCTGGATTTACCCTTCCTTGTTCCAACATAACTTCTACTGCTGGATTAGGTCCGTCAACTTCTTTGAAATCTGGTATTGGTTGTATCTTTTTATCAACGGCCATTATGTAATCCTTGTTTTAGTTCGTTTACCTTTTTTCATTCTTTTAAATCCACGAGGCGTGATTAATCCACCACGTTTCCCTTTTCGCGATTCAACGAGCGTTGGATTAATACTAAATAATTCTGATTCAATTTCTATAATTTTATCATCATCATCGCCTGATATAGCATCACTTAATAAATCTAAAAGTTGAGCTACTCTTGATGATCCTTTTTCTGCCATGTGGCCTCCTAATAATAATTTCGTTGCGTTCCTATTGCTAACTGCTCCGGTTCATAATCTTCTGGATGAACCACAAAATTACCTTGGCGGAACCTTAACATAGCTTGGGTCATGCTGTCTACTAAATCATCATGTTCCCCAAATGGAAAAGCCGCACACTCCTCCACCATCTCTTCTGCCCATCTTTCATCTGGACGCCATACCATACCGGCCTCAAATAAAGGTGCAACAGAATTGACTCTAACGTGTTTATCATTTCCTCGGCTCGGTGTAAAGTTAACAACAGGAATTCCCATTGAACGTAGCTCATCTGTTAGTGGCATACCACTTGCTTTTGCTTCAATTAAAATCGTTTCGGGATCCCAATATCTATATTCCTCCATCGCTGTTTTTTTTAATTCAGGGAAATCCCATCTGCCTTTTTTACAATCCATTAGTATTGCGCTAGGCTTATAAGAATTTTTTGGATAAAATATTCCCCAGGTTGATATCGCTGAAAAGTCGGCGGTCTCTTTTTTACTGAAAGCTGTATCATAACTTTGTATGATGTGTACCATTTCAGGTGGGTCCTCTTCTTCCCAAATCTTCCACCATTCTCTTTTGATAATGGAACCTTCTTCTGAAACAGGATTCTGTTGCCATTGTGCTTGCCATTTTTGTTCTGTCAAAGAAGCCTTAACACTTTCTAATTCTTCTAGTTTCCAATACTGTGGCCAAATAGGTTCCTCACTTGGTAAAATAGCAGGGAACTCCACAACTTCCCATTGATCTGCTTTTGGTTCTGTTTGTGCTCTCATCAATTGACCAGTCAAATCTTTTGTAGACCAGCGTGTCATAACAATAAGAATTCTGCCTCCTGGCTGTAAACGTTGTCTAGGACCAGAGGTATACCACTCATACGCGTTATCCATTGCTGTCTCGGACAGCGCATCTTGTTCCGAATGAGGATCATCAATAATCAAGAGATCCGCACCACGGCCCGTGATTGCACCACCAACACCCGCAGCAAAATATTCTCCACCATAGTTTG